GCCGGGGTCACACCACGGCCAAAGACTGCACCGAGTGGGTTTGCTGCCTCGACGAGACGGATAAGGTTGAAGTCAACCGGAGTCGTCACCGAGTCATCAGTCGTTGCGCCCGAGTACACACGGACAGCGAGGTCATCGCCCTCCGCAAGCGCCTTGAGGAACGCACCAGCCGAACGGTGGTCGACAACCGGAGCCTCGACCTTGTTGATGCCAGCGATTTCTCGCTCAAGCACCGTGATTGCTTCTCGAACCTCGGCGAGGTCGGAAGCAGCGGGAGTAATTTCCTCCACAGTTTCCTCCTGTTCTGGAGCCGAGGTCGGGATTTCCGACTCGGTTTCTTCCTCACGAACTGAGGTCACTTGCGCACCCTCGTACCATGGGAAACTTACAAGGCTGACCTCTTTAACATCAGCCTGGGTGACGACGCGGGTACGGTCTTCACTGACCGTCGAGTCCCGCATGATGAAACCAACCGAGAAACGATTGATAACACCGTCTTGAAGAAGAGTGAGCGCATCCTTGCCGCGAGTCGTCTGCGACAACTGTGCGGTGATTTCAAACCCGGTATCAGTCGAACGGCCAGAAACAATCTTCCCGATTGGCTCCTTGCTGTCATGCTGCCACATCAATTTTGCCTGTGGATCGAGCTGCACCGAATCACGCGCAAACATCTCACCATTCGATACCTGATCGTATGGGACAGCGATGCCCTGGACGATTCCGTCAGCCGCGTTCGTAACGCGGAATTCCATTTCACGGGTTTCCATTTTGTGCTCCTTGCAACTCTGCAGCCGTTGGCAAATCCTCAATCGACCGAACCTCATCCACCGTCATCCACCCCGACGACAATGCAATTTGATGCGCCTGATAACGCGTCAATGTGTCACTACGCAGTAGCGAATCAACATTCACCTTGACATCGATACCGCGCACAGCGAGATAGGACATTGCCGATTCAATCTCGACGATGTACTGCGAGAGCGTATAGCGAACAAACGCCATCTGCTCTTGCTCCATGTTCGTGTAAGTCATCGAGTTACCATCGACAGACGCCATGAGCATGTTCGCCGGGATACCGAAGAGACGACCAACCTGCTGAACATTCCACGACTGCGCCTCGATAAACTGGGCATCACGTGGGTTCAGATACATCGACTGATACGACAAACCGTTACCAAGAACAACGGTGCCGCCAGACCCGAGAGCGTTCCAAGCTTCTTTAGCAGCGTTCGCCGCATCTGGCGACAACATCTGATCAGACTTCAACACACCAGACGGAACACCAGCAGAATCAAACCACGTCGACGCATAATCACGAGTATCGCGGGCGTTCAGCAGCTCTTTCTGTGCTGCCTGAATTGGACCGAGACCATACACATTCCCCGGAACCCGCATCAACGCAAGATGCTGAATCTGGTCAAGCGTGTACTTCAACGTTCCACGGTAAGTGTAGAACGTAGGGTTCCCATAATCATCGGTATTGATAAGCACGTCAAATGGATTGAGTACCTCAAGACCGACCGTCTCATTGCGGCTATTGCGCGAAACTAGCCAATATGCATTCCCAGACAACGCCAACGAGTTGACCGTCTGTTCCATCCAAACCTCGCGGGTCTGTTTTGGATCGGGTTGACGAATCCAAATAGGAGTCGGGTTGACCTTGACGTCATCACGATATGCGTGAATCCCCAGCTGTTTCATCGCCGTGGCAATGATGCTTACGGAGCGGTAGACGCTCGCAAGCGACAATGCATCGCTTGTGGTCACACCCGACGACGATGAGCGCGGCGGTGGAACCACAGCGGATGAACGCACCTCAAATCCAGGCGCGAAAGAATCGACGACATCCAAGTGTCGTACAGGGTTTAGGAAATCAAGAAATCCCATTACATACGATTATTGCACGAAACACACAAATTGCGCAAGAATATTGCGCGGAGTGTCAAATTGTTGCAGGGTCTTTTGTAGGAATCCCAGCCGCACGATAAATCGCGCGAGCCGCCGCATCATTATCAATCGCGAGATCAGCGCCCTTAGCGCGTTGCGCAACCTCACGTTTCCATTTCAAGGTGTCCTGCGTGCCATACGGATTCATCAGCAAACGCGAATAACGCACACCAGCGGCATGAAGCGCAGCAACCGTACGCTCACGCGTCGCATCAGGCCGACCGGTCACAATCCACTTCGGACCCGGCAACGCATTAACATAGTCGATGACGCGGCGAATCGGTTGCGTACCGTTACGGAGCAACGTGTCGTCAATGTCAACGATTACTGGCATGACTCACACTGCAAGAGATCCATCGGGTCTACAGGGACAGCATAAGCATCAGCGAATTCGTTTTCCATAAGACTTTCAGAATACCTGAAGCGATTGTTCTCGCAAAGTGTCCGCACCGTGAACCGCAAGAAGTGTCGCCATTACCGCGTCAATCTCCACAGCCGAATCGCGTCGTGACACCCGGTAACCCTCCCCAACAATCTTGCGAACCGTCCGAGGAATCTGCAACGACAACAACGGGTCGCCACCATGTTGAAGCGTTCGACGCGCAAGACGTGCATAAAACAAAGAAGATGCATTGACAATATCACCAAGCGTTGCAGTTTCAGCAGGAAAGCCACGAAGCCTCAATTCCTTATGCAAATCGCGGAGTGTGTATCCATCAACAATAACTGCACGAGGGTTGAAGCTAACTAATTGTTGACACACGAATAGCAGCTGCTCAAGCGTCGGCTTATTGATTGAGGCAACGAGCTCAGTATGAACAACATCATCAATCTTCGTAGCCACTGCAACAGTTGCATGTGCCCAGTCCGGGGTGCGATCAATAGCAAATACAAAATCGCCTTTCGGCATTTCCTCACCAAACGGCCGTTGACACTTCTGCCACAACTCGAATGGAATGAATGTCTTCGCACCGGACTGGATAAACCGATTCAACCGATAACGCACGATATCGTCTTTAGGCATTGCCCGAACATCATCCAGGAGAATGCGGTCATCGATACGTCCAGACGCAAGAGCCGGGTTAGCCTCGCGCAGCAACGCCAACAGTTCAGCATCATCATCAGGGACCCGAGCCTCTGATGCCTCCCAAATCCATGCCCCGAAACGCTCTAGATCCCCCGCAATCGACTTATCAGCGTTCGCATAGAGACGGGTCAGAAGTTCCGAGCTCTCATCACCAGCCGTCGTAATTCCCACCAATAATGTGTCTGCTCGCGCACCCGTACCAGCTGCCAAAGCATCCCAGACCTTAGGAGATACCAAGTGAACCTCATCCACAACACCAACAGAAACAGGAATACCCTGCAAAGTATTCGCAGAAGATGACTTGATTTCATACCGACTCCCATCCAATGTTTTGACACCACGAGTCTCCGTCAACCGGGCCATACGACGTTGCAGTGCCGGGTTCGCACTAATCACCCGAGTAAGACGATCATAGACAAGCGCAGCTTGCTCACGAGTTGAAGCGACACCAACCGAGTATTCTCCGGCTTTACGCATGAGCGACCACAAACCCAGCGCACCAACAATTTCCGACTTACCATTCTGACGACCCATGGAAATCAAACACGATCTCCAACGCAAACTACCGTCTGCTAGCGTCTCAGTCACCCGGCGAAGAAGCTCAACTTGCCAATCATCAAACCTAAACCCCGGTGTAGCAGCAGACCACGCCAATTCAATGACAGGCAACAACCCATCAATTGACGACGTGAAATCCTCCGCAAGCGCAGGAGTGAACCGGGACGGACTGAACATTAGCGGCGAAGAAGAACCTCAAGAGCATCGACCTCCGCATGCTCCGGAGCGGCACCGCGCAACATACGCAACGCCTGAAGATACGACGACGATTTCGCAGCAGTGTACTCATCATCAAGACTCGATGCAGTAACCAGACAGAGCGCAACAATTGCAGCATGTTCCTCACCAATCCAATTGAGCTTGTCAAGAGTCATTTCTAAAGCTTTGCGGTTTCCCGTAGGAAATGTGCGCCATGTTGGTTCACTCATGATCTCTCCTTGATTTCAATTGAACGATACCCGAAATCTTTTGTTTCGGTTTTGGTGCGAAAGGGGGCGGCGCGGGATGAGGAGATGACCATCAAAAAAATTGGGTTTGTATTTTTTTGTGCTTTTGTGATTGTGTGTCTAGTTCAATCTGATGGGCCAGTGGGGGGATACCCAGTTTGTTCTGGTGTGCATGCGGTTTGATTTTTGGCCGTTGCATTTGTTGCATGCTGCGATCAGGTTGGATGGTTCTGCGGTGCCGCCGGCGCTGTGTGGGATGATGTGGTCGACGGTGTTTGCTTCTGCTCCGCAGTAGGCGCAGGTGTGTGCGTCTCTGTCGAGGATGTATGTGCGTATTGTTTTCCATTCGGTGGTTTTGAGGTCGCCACGGTTTGTTGCTGGCATTAGTTCTCTCCCTCAATAACAGCAAGCCCGAGATTGGCGGCCATTTTTTCAAGAATGATTGGAAATTTGAAATCACCGAGGTTGTTGTTTGCCAAAGCAATGTCACAAAATTCGATTTCGTTTTTCGCCCAAGCAATCAAACGGTCGCGTTCTTCTGGTGTTAGAGTTTCATTCATTAGTTCTCTCCCTCCAACTTGTCGGAATTTCCGACAGGTTTCGACGTGTAAGAATTACTTACAGGTTTACCCTCACTATAGATAAGAGCGTTCTGTTCTTGAACATATTTGCTCCAAGCCGCTTCCCTAGCAGTAACGTCAACGCGGCAAACAGCGCATAGGAACTGTTTGGTGGCAGGTTGCCATTGAATCATTCGGTGTTCGCAGTCGCTCATTAGTTCTCTCCCTTGATAAGTGCGACGAGGTCGTGCTCGACACCGAAGCCACACTCTGCGCCAGCGTGTGCTTTGAGTAGTGCGATGATACGTTCCTCAGTCTGCTTGGCAACATCAGCATCGTGTTGAGCCAACCGACGGTCAAATTCTTCGCCCCAGTTGCTCACGCGGTGTTGGCATTGGTCGCGCCACCAAATATGCGCGTAACGAACATCCTCGGTTGTCGGCGTGTAGTCCGTGG